TTGCTTGGCTGAGTTGATCTGTGAATCTGTTGCTTGTGTTTGAGCAGTGTCTGGCATCACATGTATTTATAGTGCCATAAATATACAAAATGCCAAGACTATCTCTATTCAAGCCTGAAAAAGGAAATGATTTCGCCTTCATGGATCGCAACATTTCTGAAATGTTTCAAATAGGTGGTACAGATGCCTACATCCACAAGTATGTTTCACCAAATGATCAAGGTGAAACCAATGATGCAACTCAGCCACAACGATCTGGAGATTCGCTGGACGAATTGGCCATTCAAGACATGCTGTTCCTTGAAAACAGAGATCGCAAATATGAATCCGATGTGTATCACACTCGTGTGATTTATAATGTGTCTGACATTGATTTTGATCTAAGTCAGTTTGGTTTGTTTTTACAAAATGATCAATTGTTCATGACATTTCACATCAGAGATATTGTTGATGCATTGGGCAGAAAAATCATGGCAGGTGATGTGATTGAATTGCCGCATCTCAAAGATGATTATTCTTTGGATACCACAGACACTGAAACACTCAAAAGATATTATGTGGTTGAAGATGTTAACAGAGCGGCAGAAGGATTTTCAAAAACATGGTGGCCTCATCTGTACAGAGTGAGAGTCAAAGGCATCACTGATGCACAAGAGTTTAGAGATATTCTAGGCAATGCAGATGAAAACACATCTCAAAAAACACGAGACAAAGATTTAGAAATAAACCAAGCAGTGATTGACCAAGCAGAATCAGATGCACCACAGTCAGGTTACAACACCAAACAGTTGCATGTGATGCCAACAGATGAAGAAGGCAAAGTTGCACTGGTCACTGTGGACGATGACATGACCACAGACACTGGTCACATCAATGTTGATAAAGTTTACCAAACACCAAAAGCCAACGGATATCTTGAAGGATATCTCACAGGAGATGCCATTCCTGCCAATGGTGAAACATACACAGCGGCAACTACCTTTCCAAGCAATCCTGTGGAAGGAATGTTTGTGTTGCGAACAGATTATTCACCCAACAGACTGTTTAGATTTGATGGCAGAAGATTTGTAAAAATAGAGGACAATGTAAGACAGACCATGACACAGACAAACACAAGAAACACACAAAAGACCTCCTTCATTAACAACACCAATACAACAACTCTTGCTGATGGATCCTCTACCACACCTGAAAAAGTTGCACTGAGCAAACTGTTGAAACCACAGGCGGATAATTAATGGAACATTTTTATGATGGGCAAATAAGAAGATACATTCTACAATTTATTAGAATGATGTCTAACTTTTCTTATGTGACAGGAAAAAATTCCAAAGGTCAATCAGAAACACTGCAAGTGCCAGTAAAATATGGCGACATGAGCCGACAGGTTGCCCAAATCATCAAGAAAGGATCTGAGAACACACTGATTGCAGCTCCACAAATTTCATGTTACATAACCAACGTTGCTTATGACAGAGACCGCATGCTTAATCCATATCACATCGACAAAAAACACATTCGTGAACGAGCCATTGATCCTGCCACAGGCCAATACACAGGTGCTCCTGGGCAGTCGCACACCATTGAAAGAATTATGCCAACCCCCTTTCAAATCAACTTCAGAGCGGATATTTTCACAACCAACACAGACCAAAAACTACAAATACTAGAACAACTGTTGGTGCTGTTTAATCCTGCACTTGAATTGCAAACCACAGATAACTTTCTTGATTGGACATCATTAAGTTATGTCGAACTCACAAATGTAAACTACACATCCAGAGCAATACCACAAGGCATTGCTGATGAGATTGATGTTGCATCCTTAGATTTTCTCACACCGATATATTTGTCACCACCTGCCAAGTTGAAGAAACTCGGAGTGATTGAAAAAATCATTATGAGTATATTTGACGAAGAAGCAGGCGAAGTTGATGTTGATGGCATACTTGGAGAGTCATTACTGTCGCGTCAAAACGTAACCCCTGGACAGTATGCACTGTTGTTGCTAGGCAACAGAATTACTTTGTTGGGCGAACAAAAAAATAATATTACAACTCATGCATCCAACAGAGCAAACAAAGTTTTTGAGTCCCAGTCACAGTATGGATCTAAAATAAATTGGACCAAACTAGAAGCCTTGTATTCTAAAACCATACAGAATGGAATATCGCAAATAAAACTACAACAATCAGCCACCAATGTGAATGGCGATGACATCATTGTTGAAGTCACAGGCACAGTCAGCATTGATCCACAAGATGATTTTACGTTGTTGCTAGATCTAGACACAGATTCAGTGCCAACCAACACATTAGATGCTGTGGATGCTGTGATCAATCCGTTGACATTTAATCCATCATCTGCCACTGTGGGTACCAGATACCTCATCACAGAAGACATTGGTGCAAAGAAAAACACAGATGGCAAAACAGCATCTGAAACTGACATACTATCATCTGATGACGATGGGACGCCATCAGCTGACACAGTGCCAAATTTTGCCGAAGCATGGGGCACAACCATTGCATCTGCCAACGACATCATCCAAAAAGATTCAGCAGGCAATTGGGCACGAGTGTTTGATGCAGATGCCAACACTCAGCTGTCAGATTCTACATACACAGCGGTGCAATATGTCACAAACACCACAACAAGTGTGCAGTACAAATGGTTGCCTGATGCTGGCTACTGGGTAAAATCCTATGAAGGTTTTTATGAGCCAGGCTCTTGGTCTATTGAGTTTTAGAATATAAAATATAACAATGAGTGAAATCACTGCTTCAGGCTGTTTGTTTTATGCCAAGACAACCAAACGTTTCCTTTTTCTCAATCGTTCGGTCAAACAAAAAGGCACGTGGGGCATGGTGGGAGGCAAGTCTGTTGCCACTGAGACTCCTTGGCAAGGACTACAAAGAGAAATAGTAGAAGAAGTTGGACATCAACCAACCATACAAAAAACTATTCCATTAGAACTTTTTGTAAGCAAAGACACTAGATTCAAGTTTCATACCTTTGTGTGTGTAGTAGAACAAGAATTTACACCCAGATTAAATGGGGAACACTCAGGTTACGCTTGGGTGTCAATCAATTGTTGGCCACTGCCTCTGCATGATGGTGTGAGAAAAACTCTGCAGAACAAAACAATAAAAACAAAACTACAAACTATTTTAGATTTGATTGTGTGATTACATTAACACGACCATGATGTTGATTACACCATTGCCGTCACTTGTGTGATTTTCAATTGCTTTGCCAATCACAGTGCCCACTGAAGGGTTTGTGGCAGACTTGGCTTTGCCGTTGCCTGCTGATACCAGTAAGTCACCTGCATTCACAATGCCTTGTACTTTGCATGGCACTTTTCCTGTCATAGCGAGCTTGACACCTGTGCCACCTTCGTTGAGTAGAAAGCCTGGCTCTGTGGATACAACACCGGCCACTGATGTGTGTGCTTCTTGATTACTCTTTGTAACTTTGTTGTCACCACTAAAGTCAACTACATCGCCTGGTTCCAGATCAGTATCGTCTGTTGGAAATATCTCAGCCAAGTCAGCATATTGAGCCTGTGTTGCAGTTCCTGTAATAAGTCCTGACACACGCATAGCATCGTTCACCAAAATCTCAGTTGAGTCATTTGCTGTGATAACCTGTGTTCTTATGTTGTTGATTGTAACTTCTGATGAATCACTGGCAACAATTTCATTCACTTGCAGTGTGCCTAAAATTTCTAAGCCTTCGTTGACAGTTACCACTGTACTGTCTGTGGATTCAATTTCTCTCACATCAAGTGTTGTGGTGTGTAATGTGCCAGATAAAGTTACATTTCTAAAGTCGCCTATGTCTTTGTCTGAATCAACCACCACTGCTTTTGATGCTGTCACTGTACCAGCTGTAAGATCATCAATTTGTTCTAGATCAGCTTCGTTGATTACCGCAGAGCCAATAGTAAATCCACCGGCAGTAACAACACCCGATGCTGTCAAGGCAGCTAGGCCTGATGCAACATTGGCTGATCCATCAAGTACCAATGCTTTATTTGCCGCACCAGCACCATTGGTTATCCCGTCTATTTTTTCTAAATCTGTTTCATTGATTGACGCACTTCCAATAATAAATGATCCTGCTGTGGTTATGTTGCCTACAGCATTAATTGTCGAATTAACTTGAAGTGTGCCTTCTATGTTGGCATTGTCAGCAATAGTAACAGCAGTTGAATCTGCTGACGAAATGGTGTTTACTGTTGTGATATCACTATCTAAACTAATTGTTACTGAGCCGCCTGAATCTGTTGATGTTGTGACGCCGGTGCCGCCTGATATTCTCAGTTCATCTGTGCCACCTTGTAGGTATATCCCTGTGGAATCATCTGCTACAACTCTAAATATTGTTTCACTTGCAAGTGCTTGTCGTGTTCCGCCTGCTGTAGACCCGTCATGTAAAACCAGTCTGCCGTCATCGGTGTCAACGGATATTTCGCCATTGGCGCCAGTAAAAGCATTGTTTTGAGCAGTTGTTCCTCTTCTGAATTGGACTGTTGTTGGCATCGTATATTTATTGAACTCCTATGTTATATTATTATGCTCCGATATGAGCCTCATCTGTTCCGAAATCTGTGGTTGCTGTGCTTCCAATTGGTTCCATGCAGTCGAATATTGTTGTAAGTGCAACACCAAATGCATCAGTGACTGTTGCAGTGCCTACACCATCGGATCCTTCCTGAAAATCAGTGGCAGATGAATCTGTGGTGAGTGGGAATGAAGTTGCAGTTGAATTTGGAAATCCTGATCTAGCAAAATTGCTGTTGA